TACTCCTTTATATGTGGCTTAATTGCCAGAGATAGAGGAGATACATAGTAGCATGTAACAGATGTGATGTGTAAGGATTAGATAAAGGGTCGCACATGCGTGGATATATGTGCTCTGAGTGAGTGAGAGTAGCGAGTGAACACATTGAGTTAATTCAATTCAACTCAATTAACTGAACTCAACGTAGTTAAGCCAACCCAACCCGAATTAACGGGGGGTAGGTACTCTACGTTCCTCTCACACGCATTCTCGTTATAATTTCTAAAGGAGTGTTGGAACTATTCCAGCTTGTAGTGGTATTATAGAGTACTTAACTTAAAGTGTAACATGAAGACTAAAGCGAAGCGGAAATACGAGGTGTTTAATCTAGAAACTGGTGCTTGGGAGAAGCGTACAATGACAGAGAAGCAGTACAAGGAGTTTGTAAGTAAGCTAGATGCCAACACAGAGGAGCTTGATGCTGAATATAATATAATCAGCCGTATAGTAGCTCAAAATCTAGGTGTAGAGCCGCCTCCAAAAAAGAGTATGGATTAAAGTAGTACTATTATTATTATATAATAATAGAGTAGCTATATATAAATAGCTCTGCTACTTTAGAGTAGCTACACTTAAATCTTTTATGAAAATAAAACGCAGAATCAACGGAAAAACGGGTAAATACGACATATTTACAAAGCCTGAGGCAGCCAAGCGAGGGCTTGTTATAATATATTGGAAAGAGGCGTATGATGGCGATTGGGCATACACAGATGACGATTATGTATCCAAATGCTATGACCGCAGGGATTATACAGACAAGCATGGCAATACTAAGACATTTGTAAAGCTAACCTGCGGAGTGGGCTGGGTCAGCAGATTCTCCAAAATATTATTTGAGAGAAATCACAAATATGGAGTATATAGCAAGACCAACCCTAAGAGGAGATGGGATGAGGATGAATCTGGCACTACTAGGGCTAAGAATACTGTTGCATCTTACGCACATATGCTGCTTAGTTCTGGAAAGGTGGACTTTGATACTCTTGGGAAAATATATAGACCGGATCAACAGATCCCGGCAGCAACGGTACGCAGATTTCTAAAACAAAAGGTAGCAAAGCGTATGATAGAGAAAAAACTAAAGGAATTGCTAAAGGATAAGGGTGTAAATAAGGAGCTTGCAGTTGATAATGTACTCCGTGCCCTTCATATGGCAGAAAGTAAGGGTGATGTAAACAATATTCTAAAGGCAAACGACTATTTAATGGACTTACTGGAGATGAAGCCTAGTAAGAAGATGATAACGGACACGATACAGGTGGATATGACTAAACAGATAGCCGATACTATAGCAAAAGAAGATAAACGTCTTACCCTGCAGCGTAAGAGCGAAGAACATGAAGCCCCTGAGTGAAGTTGAGAAACAATATAACGGTATTACGGAAGATAATCTCAGGGATCAGCAGTTACAGATAGCTGTAAGTGCATTTCATGTATTGGCAGTCATGCATAGCGGCAATCCCGAGTATATGGCAAAGTTAGCCATAGATACACTCCGTGAGATGGAGGATCTGGGTTATTATTATGAACAGTATAGCGATGAATGTGATTAATGGAAGAAGATAAGTCATATATCAGGCGAAAGCTGAAAGATAATATGATCATGTTCGGCAAGGTGATTATGCCTAACATGTTTTCAGCCTCTTCCCCAGAGTTTCATTACCAGATAGCCGATGTCCTGATGGATGACGATATCAAGCAGGCAAATATCATTGCCCCACGTGGTCATGCTAAATCCTCTATTGTTGGAGGTGTATATCCCCTTTATCATATCATGAACCATAGTGGGGCAAAGCTTATTGTGTTAGTCTCCCGTACCCAAGATCATGCCATAAAGCTCCTTGGCACAATCAAGGACACCATAGAGTACAGTGATTCCTTCCGGCAGATCTACGGGTACTGGGGGCAGCACAGTGCAAGACAATGGGCTAAGAGCGAGATAGAGCTTAAAGACGGTTCTATGATTATCTGCAAGGGTACGGGACAGCAGTTGCGTGGCATTAAGGTTGGTTCACAGCGTCCCACTCTGATTATAGTTGATGACCCTGAAGATGAGAACAACACCAAGACAGCCGAGGCTATGGAGCAGAATCTTAGATGGCTACTGCAGAGTGCTGTACCATCTTTGGATCCTCAGAAGGGTAAGATATGTGTCATTGGCACTCCACAGCACCAGAGATGCATGGTAGAGGTATTAAAGGATATGAAGGGGTGGAAGAATATGCATTTCAGCCCTGATCTGGATGGCAACAAAGCTCTATGGGAGGAATGGCAGCCAATATCGAAACTAAAGGAAAAGAAGGAAGAACTGGATTCCATAGGCAGAACTTCAGTCTTTTATAGGGAATATATGTGCTGGATCACTGGCGATGAGGACCAGTTGTTTAAACAGGAATATATTCAGCATCATGACTATAAGCTCAAGTTTGACAATAGCGATAAGCATTATTTAACAGATGGGGATAAAGAGTTCCCTGTCAATGTCTTCATGGGGGTTGACCCTGCTTCTTCGGTACGCAAGACGGCAGATTACTCTGTAATCATGCCTGTTGCAGTAGACGAAAACAATAACAGGTATATTCTCCAGTATTACCGCCAAAGGGCAACTCCCATGCAGCTTGCTGAAAACATTATAGAATATTTCAAACTATTTAAGCCTGTAAAGGTCAGGGTAGAGAGTGTAGGCTATCAGGAGATGCTTAGAGAATACCTGCGGCAGCGATGCGATGAAGAAAAGATCTTCATATCGGGCTTAGAGATAAAAGAGAGTCCAAGAACAAGTAAATCATCAAGGCTGGAGACTATGCAGCCTTATTTTGCACAGAAGAAGATGTTCATCCAAAATGATCTGCCAGAGATGGTTGATGAGCTTTTACTTTATCCTAGGGGTAAGCATGATGACCTTTTAGACGGGTTGTTCTATGCTATGAAGAAATGTTATACTCCTAATCACAAAACTATTGCAAAAGAAAGAAAAATTAATTATACTTACAGGGAAGATCAGGATATAAGCTGGAAGATAGCTTAATTTAGGAACTTTTACTTAAAGTAAGAGTTTAAGTACTGATTAATTAGTCAATCAACCCTTTCCACATACTTTGCAAGGTAATCAGACTAAAACAGAAGAAGTACAGCTAACCCATGATTTGCTTTCAGACTATTCGTCTGCAAGGCAGAACTGGATAAAGCAGGCAGTTGAGGACAATGAGTTCCGCAACGGCAAGCAATGGACAGATGATCAAGTATCAGCTCTCAGGAAGAGAGCACAAGAGCCATTGGTTGTTAATGTAGTATATAGTGCAGTTGAGCAGGCAAAGGCTATGCTCACATCCAATAATCCAAAATTTCAGTCCACAGCGAGAGAGAATAGCGATGCTAAGGTTGGTAAGATGTTCTCTGACCTGATGGCTTACATCTGGGATCACTCCAGTGGCAATGTTGAACTAAAACAGGCTATTGATGATTATTATGTGAAGGGTATGGGCGTTATGATGGCACATATTGACCCAGATGCTGATTTTGGGGCTGGGGAAGTTAAGTTAAAATCTATTGACCCTCTGGAATTGTATATAGACCCCAGCTCCAAAGATCCTTTTGCCAGAGATGCTGCACATATCATTGTGGGTAAGATAATATCCCAGACACAGCTTATAGAAACATATCCTGAGTTTGAAGAGCATATACGTGAAGCAACAGAAACGAATTATATCAATATAGCATCAGAGTCACGCTATAGCCTTAAGAGTGAAGATGTTACCTTAAAAAGGCGTATAAGCGGGACCACTATTACTGATGAGCGTGAGTTAGAGCTGTTTGAACGCTATAGTAAAATCAAACGTCCTTACTATAAGATATATGATCCGTTAAGTGATGAGCAGAAAGTTTTAAACGAAGCAGACTTTGAAGAATATAAGAAAGAGCCTATTGTCTTGATAACCAATGCAGGTGAGCAGACTGTCTTTACGGACAAAAGCAATGTAGGCACTTACATGGAGATTCAAAAAGAATTTGGTGATACATATCATTTAATGCTAGATCCAATGAGTGGTCAGCCTGTTCCTATGGCAGGTGAAGAGCATGAAGGCTCTATTCCCGGCAGTACTACTACCATTGATGTCTTAACCAAGGCTGACCTCATAGAAGATGGCGGTATCATGGTAAACGAGATAGAAATTACTCAGATACAGCAATGTGTCAGCGTGGGTGATATACAGTTGTTTATGGTGGACCTGCCAATCGAAGATTACCCTGTTGTACCGTTTATGAATGGTTTTAACCGCAATCCTTATCCAATGAGCGATGTAAGGCTGGTAAAAGGCTTACAGGAATATATTAATAAGATCAGATCCCTGATCGTAGCTCATGCATCCAGTTCCACCAATGTTAAGCTTCTTATACCACGTGGCAGTATGGATAAACAGCATTTAGAAGAAGAATGGGGAAAAGCAGGTACAGCAGTAATAGAATTTGACCCAGAATTGGGGCAGCCGATTGTAGCAGGTCCAGTGCCCTTACCTAACGAGCTATACAAGAATGAGGCTGATGCACGAGCCGATATCGAAAGAATCCTCGGTATATATGCTATGATGCAGGGAGATGTCGGCAGTGCACCCCAGACATTCAAGGGAACGGTTGCTTTAGACGAATATGGTCAGAGAAGGATTAAATCCAAGCGTGATGATATAGAAGAGTGTATAAACCAGCTTGCCAAGGTTGTAGTCCAGTTGATACAGTTTGTATATACAGATGAGAAGGTATTCAGGCTAATGCAGCCGAATAACAGACCATTAGAGATGCAAGTCAACAGCCCTCTATACGATGATGTTGGTAATCTTATTGGCAAGATAAATGATATTACTATTGGCAAATATGACTTAATTGTACTGTCAGGCTCTACTCTTCCATCTAATCGCTGGGGAAGATTTGAGTACTATATGCAGTTATACGAAAAGGGTCTTATTGATCAGATTGAGGTGCTTAAGCAGACTGATGTTGCAGATATGGAGGGTGTGTTAGAGAGAGCGGGACAAATGCAGCAAATGCAACAGCAGATGCAGGCACAAGGTGAAGAGATTAAGAAACTTAAAGGAGATCTGCAGACAGCACAAAGAGAGTCCTTACATGATAGAAAGCGTGTAGAAGTAAAAGAATTTGAAAAGAAACTGGCTAAAGCAGAGGCTAAGGTTGAAATGGCAACTAAGCTTTACCAGACACGCCTTGCAGATGAGTTAAAGGTTGCTAAAGAAGATATAGAGGACTTTGATGAACGCAGGAATACGCAGCGTTCAATGAATGAAGAAATGTTAAGGCTGGAGGAGTAATGGCATACGGTAAAATATTACAACATGCACTAAGAGGAGCTAGAAACTTAGGACAAGCTGGTAAGAACTATGGAAAAATAGCTAGAGATCGAGGCTCTGATTTAATTAAAAATAATCCAGAATATGCTATTGGTGCTGGATTAGCAGGTGTTGTAGGTGGCTCTCTTGCACATAGTGTAGGGCAAAGTCGTGAAATAGGAAAAGTTCATCAATATCAAGCATTAAGACAGCTGATAAAGAAAGAAACAAATGGATTAGGTGGCTTGGTATACAATAAGAAAAAAGATGAATATGTAGTTACATATGCAGGAAGCCCTCAAGAGATGACAAGTAATAAACACTTTCATGCTTTAAAGTTTATTATTGATTCTACAAACGACAGATTAGATATAAAAATGAGACAATCAATCAGTGCATTATCTCCAAAACAGTCAAAAGCACAAACTAAATATGTAAAAAAAATGTTATCTACTCCTGAAGGAGCAGAAAAACTTCAGGACTATCTTGCATCTAATCAAGATTCTTTAAGCAATCCATATTCAGAAAATTATGGAAACCCTTTTACTAAAGATTTACCATCTGGGGATTCTATGGGAACTGGAGATTTTAGATAGTGGCTAGAAAAAAGATTTATATCAAGCCTAGTAAAAGAGGCAGTCTCAGAAAAGCTACAGGCACTAAAAAAGGTAAGAACATAGCAGCCAGTAAGCTTAAAGTAAAAAAGAGCGATTCTACGGCAATGAAGAAGAAGAAAGTCTTTGCCCAGAATGCTCGTAAATGGAAGAAAAAATAATTGAAGAAAGCGGTTGCTGGAAATAACCAAACCGCAAAGGAAAAGTAATGGAGAATATCTTAGAAACACGTGAAGCTGATCGTCCTGTTGTAGAGAACGCTGGATTGCAAACAGAGCAACCCAGTATCCCTATGGGGGAGATACCTACAGAAAATCCTGTAGGTACGGGCGAACCAATCACGGAAGAACAAACAAACGAAGTCTCCCCCAGAGACGACTCAACTCGTTTTGAATATTGGCAATCACAAGCTGACAAAGCCAAGGGAGAGCTAAGTGCTATACGCAGTGAATTGGAGTACTACAAGACTAATACAGTACCACAAAACGCTGACCAGCAAGGCTCACCCTCCAACGGACAAGTTCAAGGACAACCGCAAGGACTCCAAGAGCCTTCATTGAAGGAGCCTACAGCACCTGAAAGACCACATTCATACAATGAGGTCGATGCTTATAATGATCCTGAATCGGATTCCTTTAGGTATCGAATAGCTAAAGAGTCATACAGGGACCAGTACATTGACTTTCTCACAAAGAAAGATCAGGTACGGGATCAGGAAATGCAGACACAGTACCAACAGCAGATGCAACAGCAACAGCTACGTATGGTACAGTCTCAAGCCATGAGCCATGCTGTGAACAATTTTGGTTACGATAATCAAAAAGCTGCACAGTTTGTAGAATGGTCGCAGAATCCCGATAACCTTACTCTTGACAATTTAGCCAAGTTGTTTGAATTGAGAACTAATCCCAACCCAGTAGTAAAACAGCGTACTGAAGAGATGCAAAATCAAGCAGGTCGTTTAGCTGTTCCTAAAACTGCAGCAGTGCAGACAGGACAGTCTGAACAGCCTAGAAGTGATGAGCAATTATTTAGTGATGCTTTACTGGGGAGGTAATAGTTATAAAGTAAACTAAAATAAAAGGAGAATGAAATGGCAGCTACAGAAAAGCTACTAAAAGCTTCTGGTGTACTTTATACGGATCGACGAAATTTTTACGTAGATCCGCAGGTCACTAGGGAGTTATGGACAGACGTTGCACCTTTTACTACATTGGTTAGTAATCAGGAAATGCGAAAAGTCCCAGACCCAGTGTTTAAGATGTTTGAACATCGTAATCCTTGGGTAAAGCAGTTATGGCTATGTAATGGCGATACTGATAACATTGATTCAGATGGCAGTACTACCACAACTGTAACAGTTGATGGTGCATCTAATGTCACAATAGACGATAGTCTAAAAGGTATTATTGCAGAAGTATGGACAACTAGCTATGGATCAAAGAAAGCAATAGTCAGAGTTCAATCAGTTACAAATTCAACAACAATTGTTGTTACTGGTATTTGGACTTCAACTGGCAGTGATATTGCCTTAGCAAATAACGACATATTCTTGGTCATTGGTAATGCACAGGGTGAAGGCTCTGAATCGCCTGATGCATTTTCTGATGAATTGCAAGTGGTCTACAACTCTACTCAAATCTTTAAGACACCTTTACAGGTTACTGGTACTTTAGAAGCAGCAGTACTTCGTGGAGATTCTTCAGAATTGGCTAGACTTCGTAGAATTAAAGCCCAAGAACATAAGATGCAAAAAGAGAAAGCGTTTCTCTTTGGTAAGCGTTTTGGAGGCACTGGTCTTCAAGAAGCTGCTTATGATGCTGGTAATAATGATACTAATAACGATGAGACATTTGCCGATGGTGGCAACGTGGATTCCGATGGAAACCTAGTACGTACTACTTATGGTATTGTTTCTGCTTTAGAAACCTATGGTGAGGATACATCTACACATGATGCACAAAACATATTCACAGTTTCTTCAAGCTACGGCTATGGAGATTTTGTAGATGATATGGAAAAAGTATTCCAGTATATACCAGAAGCAGGTTTAAAGCGTGCTTTTTGTGGTGCTGGTGCTTTGGGTTACTGGTCTAAAATGGCTGGTTCTTCAGGAATTGCTGGCAACTCAGGTTGGACAGTTTCTCTTGGAGATATGAAGCGTGATTCTCTTGGTTTCAATTATCGTGTACTTGAGACACCTCATGGAATGTTGCAGTTGATTCCAACTCCAGCTCTGCGTGGACCATATAACAAGTGGATGGCAATTGTATCTGATGAGAATCTATTCCATGCAGTGTATCGTCCTTCAATGTATCAGACAAACATCAAGACCGACAATGCCTTTGATGGCGTTAAAGATCAATACATGTCTGATGAAGGTGTTGGTATACAGCTAATTGAAAGTCATCATCTGTTTAAAATCACAGCATAAGGAGGCTTAAAATGGCTAGACCTTATTTAGGTGGTTCAACTTCGGGTGTTAAAACAGTAAGCTCTGATGCATCATTAGTCCCTGCTGATTCTGGAAAAACAATTCTCATGGGTACGAATGGAGTGGATATAACTCTTCCTTCGGCTGCAGCGGGAATGGAATTTCAGATCATACAAACAGGTGATTATGATACAGCAGTATGTACTGTTGTTCAGGCTTCTGCTACTGAGGATTTTTATGGAGCCTTGTATGGCTCTACTCAGGGTGAGAATGCTGGCACAGACGCTGATGTAGCAGCGGCAGCTAATACCAAAATAACCTTTGCTGCTGGATCCTTAAAAGGAGATAGAGTAAGGTTAGTTTCTGATGGAACTGGTTGGTATGTAGAGGCTTTTGCTCAAGTCTACAATGCAATAACATTCGATAACTAAACAAACGAGTTGGGGGAGCGTAATGCTCCCCTAACTTAGAATTATGACACAGAAACAATTAATAGAAACAGTACAGCAACATCATCCGCATCTTGGCGAGACGCAGATCAGGATCTTTTTAAACAAAGCTCTGGATGAATTTTGCAGGAAAACAAGAGTACTAAAACAGCTATATACATTTCCTACTGTTGCTGATCAGCGTTATTATAATCTTGATGATGCTATAGTAGAAATTACAAGAGTAGATTATGACAACTATGAAATACCCAGACTGGTGGGGCAACCTGAGAAGATGGATACAACCTAATGTCAACAGCAGAGAGAACAAGTGCGTTAAAGAAAGTATGGTGGATAGAGAGAGACGCTATAGCTATAGCAACTCGATCAGACAGCGACAGCAGCACAGATTACGTATCAGTAAGCGAAGTAAAGACTGTCAATGTACATGCGGTAAAAAGGGATGAGGATTTTGTAGCATCTGGGACTGGCATTGCTCTTGCTGAATCTCCAGCAATACCTACAGAGTTCCATGATGCTTTAGCTTATTATGCTATATCAAAAGGATATGAAACAAATCCAAACGGATTGCAGCAGGCTACATATTTCAGGACACTCTGGAGAGAAGAATTAAATGAAGCAAAGAAATATGCTAATAAACAAAGAGATGGCTCAACCTATCACATAAAACAATACGATTACTAATGGCTTTTACAGAATCAACAATAGA